GATTTCTACTACGCCTATAAGTTCGTCGTCTGAGGCGCGGTAAATTAAAATGTCTAGTGAACGGCTATAGGTACTGCCGTCGCCTTCTTCAAAGTAAAATTTATTTTCCATATTTTCTAGTATATACGCCCTGTGCATACTTTGCCCAAGACCCCTTTAGTTCGTAGTTGGGTTTCATTTCAGTTTGTGGGTTATTTACTTCCGTGTCTAAAACGGGCGGTGTGTTGGTTGAAACAAGCCATATAAAGATTGAAGCTATCGGAATAAAGAAAATTACAATGTGCTTAAAAAAGTCTTTGTCGTAGTCAGGTAGTTCGCGCCATTCTTGAATTATTGCTTTCATTATTTCTGAGTTATGTGGTTTAACATTTCGTTTACTTCTTGCCACACGGCGTAATGTCTTTTTGTTACAGCGTGTAAGTTGCCGTTTGCGTCACGTGCTTCTAAGTATTCTTCCCATAGTTGACGTTCGCGTGCTTGAATAAATTGTAAAATTTCATTTGCTTTCATAGTATTTCGTTTTTGATTACCTGACAAAGTTATATACAAATATCAAACTAGCAAACTTTTTAACAAATTTTTTTCACATTTTTTTTAAATTGTAGTATTTACAAGGGTTTCAGACGTAAACTTTTTTTTCGTGTTTAAGGTTTTACCCTTATTTTGTGACAAAGTTTGTAAGGTTTTACCCTTATTTTATACATAACGGGTCTGTCGTGTATAGATTTTTGCGTTTTCTTTACATAAGTAAACTACTTAAAGTAGGTGAAAAACACTTAATGTCCTATATAAGTTGCTAAATCAATGCTTTATAGTCGGTTTATGACCGATTATGTCCAGTTTTTTCAACTATAAAGTGGACAAATAGTAAATTATTTTTAACCTAAAAGTTGACATTCTTAATTCGCGAATAGCAAATTTTACCAAACAAAAAAGCCACCCCCGAAAGAATGGCTTTAAAACAAGACTATGAATGAATAGCGTAAAGTTATTTAAAAAAGTATTCGTTTATACTCTTTGTTAATAACCCGTAGTTAAAATGAATAAAGCCTGATCGTCCTAGCTGAAAGTTTGTAGCTACCCAATTAGAAGACGGGCTAAACGCTGGGTAATTGTAGTATTTAAATACGTCGCTAGTTGCTGAGTCAAATAAATATAGGTGTGAGTCTCCCTTTTCGAAAATGATTTCGTACCCTTTATTAAGAAGTTGTTGGGTGTTTAAGTAGCCTACTATCTTATTCACTTGGTTCGGGTCTATTTTGGCCTTAAAGCCGTGTTTTAAATTGTGTGTGTCCTTACCATGAGTAGAAACAAAGCAATAATTACCGACTAATTCCCAGTCTATAAACGACGTTTGATTAATTATTTGTACGTTTTTTAGTTGCGTGTTTATGTAGGACTTAACCGCTTGGTTCACGAAGTACGCAAAGTCGCCCGCATGGTTGTCGTTACAAACGTTACGCATTACTATAAGTTCATAGTGTGGGGCTAGAGCTTCTAAAAGACGGACCTTAAACATAAAGGCCACATCAAACGCTTCTTGGTTACTCATGTTCTGAGGCAACGAATGGCCACCCCTAGTAGTATTACCATTAAACCCGTCTAGAAAGTCGCCTAGATCCGAAATATAAAGTATCTTACTTTCTTGTTTGGCTAGGGTGAAGTTAACCATTTCCGTAAGTCTGTAGAAAAGTATAGTTTTGTCCCATTCTGTTTCGTACATATTACGTCCTTTGTCGCTGGCGTCCATGCCTACGTGTACGTCTGTAAATACTAGCTTGTCAAACTCGCCTTTGTAGTCCTTCTTTTTAACCTTAGTTACTTCAATCTTTGGGACGTCAGTAAACAACTTTTCGAAGTCGACCTTTTCGATGTCGAACTCAGTTTCAAAATTTGGGTTCTTAAAAAAAAGGCTAGCGTCTTTGTTTTTGAGCCAGCCATGTTTGACGTCTTTGTCGTCGAGTCCTAAAATATTCGCCTGTTTCTTAATAGCGCGGTATTGGTTTATAATGTCCGCTTCATGTGGCGTTAGTCTGTATCTATATTGCTTCATAGAATTGTTTTAAAGTTACGTAACAGGTAAGTCGTGAACATTCCTATTACAAAACCCAAAACTAATAATAAAATATTAGGCTTTGCACTTTCACGTTTTGCGGTTTTCCATTTTACGACCTCAACTTTTTCTATCATTTTAAGCGTGTCACGTTTGAGTTTGTATTCAATACGTGTTTCAAACCTCGTTTTAGGCACGAAAGAACGCTTGTAACGAACTATTGTATCTTTTTGGACTAATACCCTTTCGAAGTATATAGAGTCGTTTAAAACGTACGGAATTGAGTCAACCGAAGTTATCTTAATTGTGTCCGCTATTTCGTCGCATCGGTAACCCTTTTTAATTGCACGGCGTAAGTGGTAGTTTGCGGAGCATGAAGAAATAAACACCGCAAGAAGTGCGGTAATTAACACCTTAAAATTCATTAATGAGGCAATACGTGACATATTTTTGGGGTTTAACTAAACGAATTATAGTTTTGTACTTGGTAACGTTGTTTACTACTTGGCAACCCGCCGACCACCACCCGACTAAATTACTAGTGGGCCTACTTAAGTCGTAAGTGTTAGGGTGAAAGTTAATACCAAAATAGCCCGTGTCTAGAACGCCTTGTTCTTCGCTCGCAGTATCTTTGTCGGTGTCTCTGTAGACTTGTACAGGTGCGCCAAGTTGCAGTAACGCGTCGACTTTGCCGTTATGTTTTCCGTATTTCCAAACGTCGTAATACCATTGTTCAGACTTAAGGACTGCAGCGCCTTTCTTATTAACCTTTTCGAATTGCTTTAAGGTAGGCGTTCCTGGATTGGTTGTTGCGCTAGTAACTTCGATAAATTGACTGCCTTTAAATAGGTAAATTTTGTCGTCGAATGCGTTCGGGTTGTCTTCTTTAGAACGAACACCAAGTAACCAATAGCCAGCGGGAATACCCGAATAGTTATTTAGTTCTTTTACTTTGTTTAGTAGTTCGGTGTCGGTGTAGCTTCTTACCATTTTCAAAGTTATTTGTAAAACCCCCGCCGACAATATCAACGAGGGGGCTCAGGGCAGTTCTAGTGGTATGCGTCCGAGTGTAGTTACTTTAGGTCTTCTAGTTGCGTTCTACTTCTTTTGATAAACTGCATGAATTTTTCCCAAACATTAACCCCTGTAACTGAGTAGTAACTTTCGTTAATACTTTTTACTTCGGTTGCCACACAAAAGAACGTGAACATTTTGGTTAAAACTAGATCAATAGAAATAAAATGCCCTAGAATGTCAGCTACTACGAACTTTTCCAACAGAAAAACGAACGTAATAGCCCCTGTATAAAGTAAGCTTTTAGAAATTGTATGCGACAAACGTCTAGAACGTATCGAAGCCCACCCGTTTTTCTTAACTGAACGCCATATTCCGAAGGCAGTATCCAGAATAATAGTAAACACCGCAAGTAAAACAAGGGGTGTAATAGGACTAAGAACCGAAAGGCTAGCGAAAAGGAATGCTTTAACGTTTGTCGACATCTTAAAATACCATTATAGCGTTATTATAGCCGTTGTCATTGTAGCGCTGGCCACAACGTCCCCAACAAGTACCCGTGCAGTCACACGCTTCTATTTGTGGGCGTAAGTCGGTGTCTTTATTTGTAAGACTAGTAAACTGCGGGTATAGGTTTTTGTTAGCTAGTAGGTATTTAATCAAACGTTGTTCGTAGAAACTAGCTTTTTGTGCATAGTGTTCCATACCAAAGGCAACCTCAGTACGTGAAACGCTACCCGAATAGTCGCCGAATTGTGTTTGAAGACCTTTGTTTTTAAGTTGGTAAGACAAGCCAAAGACGGAATCTTCAGCACTACGCCAAGCCACTACAGGTTGAATAAACTCTACTAGCGTTTCTTCGTCAGGTGTTAAGGTCTGAGTATTGTACGCGTTAAGCATATACTTGTAAAACGTAGTTCCTAGAATTGGTTGAACTCTAAGGTCGCTTTGTGTAGCTATGTACGGCGTTACGTCTGTTACGTCTACGTTAGCAGTAATAGGCGTGTTCGTCTTTAAGTAGGTTTCAGTAATAAAGTAGATCATGGCGCGGGTGTTTCTAAAGGTGGTAAACCAGCTAAGGCTCTAATTTCGTTAGGTGTCATTTGTTCGATTACCTTTTGCGCTAGGCTAGCTTCTAAAGCGTTTAACGAGTCAATGATATAAGACGTTTTTTCGTCACGTTCTACGATAGCGTCGTTAATGATTTGGAAATTCTTAATAGTAAAGTCCGCCTTTAGTCTAGCAATATTAAGTAGTTCGCTAAAGATTTCGGTAACCTGTTCGCGCAACGGAATAACGACGTTCTTTTCAAATATTACGTAAGCTTGTTTAATGTCAGCGCCGTTACCTAAACTTCCTGTAGTACGAACCCCCATTAAGATAGGGTCGATTGTATGGGCAAAACAAATTTGCTCGGTGTTTAACCCGCTAGCTTCTTGAAATAGTTTGTCGTTTTGGTTTGTAGGAATGCTTTCGATTTTCGGTAATTGATCAGGACTATTTGCAAAGAACGCTACACCTTTACCAGCGTTCTGCGCGCCTTTCATTCTGTCGATAGTGTCACGTAGTACCTTCTTTTCTTCTTCGCTTTGCGGACGTTTAGGAAACATCATGGCGAAAGCTGGGAAAATACTATTCTGAATGTTTGATTTTGCAAAGTACGAAAGTTCACCCGACAAAAAGGCGAAGTTCAAAGCACTTGAATACTGCGGTAACGGGTAATAATCTTGTCCGATTGACGGCAATTCGTAGCTATATAGCTGACATTTGTCGCTATTTAGTGGGTGGTATGGCTTTACTTCTTCTACGTCTATTCTAGAAGCCCAGTCGTCGCAAAGTGAATACATTGTTTTAGTATTATTTACGCGTACTTTCTCAGGGCTTACGTTTTCGATTTTATGAAGCTTACCTTTTTCGTCAAAATGTAGCTTAAAATAAACGCGGTTGTGCATTACTAGTTGTTTAGTAACGGCTTTAACCGACTTAGCTAGGCGCATTTTCTTTTCCCAAGTGTATAGGTCTAGAAGTTCCTGAGGCGTAAGCTTGTCCGTCTTTAATTCGTACCCAGCACCGATAGTTGCGTTAACCTTAAAGTCTACAATAGCCCCGTGTAAAGGCGAAGTGTAGTAAATTTGGTTAAGGATTTCAGGGTAAAGGTTGTCCTGTCCGAAAGGAACGTAGCCAGAAACTTGGTAACGTCCATTAACGTAAGGTAGCGACAAGTCACCGCGTCCTATTTTACCGAATGGCGTTGAAAAGCTTTGATAGCCTTCTACTACTTCGGGTTTTGCTTGTTTGAATCTATCGAAAATTCCCATTTTATTTAGTCGTATATACTAGAAATAGAACCGCCCGCAACTACTAGGCGCCCTTCTTCTATTAAATTAAGTCCGTTTGCATTCGTGTTTTCGTCTACTACAATAGGGTCCACGCTTTCGTAAACCTTGTAGGTATATTGCCCGCGAATAAGCGTAAGGTCTACGCCTTCTTCTAAGGTGAATAGGTTGTATCTATTTGGAAAACTAGACGTGTCAGCACCAACCCAAAAAACAGGCTCGGTAGCGGTGTTAAATTCACCCTCAAACACGAACAAATAATAAGGG